GCGATGAAGCCCATCGATGGCGCAGCAGGTTGCTCGCTTATCGACTGCTTCCGCGTCTCCAAGTCGACCACAACGCCCTTCTTGTGGAAGGACTTCGGCTTGAGCCGCATAACATCATCAAGAGCATCGTCGCCTTTTAGTGGCTCGATGTTGGTCTTTAGCCGCTCATCGGAGAACGTGCCGACCGATGCCGCGGTGATGCTGTCGGTGGCAGTGATGTTTTCACCGACGCTCAAATTCTGCGACACCGAGGTGTTGCCGTTGTGCGGAATGTTCGGTGCGGTCGAGGAGACGCTGGCGCTGGAGGTGTGCGACACGCCGTTCTGGTCCCAGGTGGTCTTGTGCTGATCCTGGAACGCGCCGGTAGTAACGCCCTTGTTCTTGTCGTAGGTGGTGTGGTGGATGGTCTGCGAATTGCCGCTCTGCTCGTCATCGGTCAATGACGAGAACGGCGAACTGTCGCGATCACTGACAATCCGATGCGTCATCACCTTGGTGGCGTTGCCGGTGACGTTACCCTTACCATCAAAGAGGTGCTGCCCGCCAAATCCATCTTCGATGTTGAGCGAGCCGTCGTTCTTGAAGAAAACTTTCTGCCCGGTGCCGCCGCCGCCAGTTTGCGCCGCGTCCTGTCCTGAGTCCTTGTCCTTCTTGAATTTGGTATAAAGGACCATCTCACCGGATTGGACGGTCGGTGCCTTGTCGACTTTGGAATGGACGCGCTGAATGATCTTGCCAGCGTCGAAGTCACCTTCCTGAAAATCGACGATAACCTGATCGCCTTGCGCCTGACCGCCGCCAGCACCACTGGACGAGCCGGTAGAAGCGCCGGATGAGCTACCGCTCATATCTCCCTGGCCGCTACCCGGCTGCAAGCCAGTGGCAATGCCGTACTCTTGACCGATGTGGCCAGTCTGAATTGGCAGCCAGCCGGTCTCGAAGCCCTCCGGCATGATCATGATCTTGCCGAGGTGCTTTTTGGGATCGTAGCTGGTGACTAGCCCATGGCGCTGAGTGCGTCGTCCGGCATACAGTCGTTCAGCATTACGGAGGAAGATGTTCTCAAGATCGCCCATCTTCACGCTCCGTCATCGCCACCCATCGTCTTGGCGCAGATGGTCATGGTGTAACCACTCATGCCGAAATTGTGGGTGACGTGGTCAATCTCATACGTGCCGTCGCAGACACCAGTGCCGATAAGCGTGAGCGATCCAGCAAAGTCTATTGAGGGGTCACCTGCCACTGTCGCTGTTACTGTAGTCCGGTGGCGCGTCACCGCTCCAATCTTCGCCTTCGCCCATTGCTCGGCGTGCGACTGATCAAGGCCAGGAAGATGAAAGTTAGACTTCAGATCACCACCACTACCGGGCGCTTGCGACGTGCCGGTATAAGCCTGCTTGTCATGCGGGTGCCAGCTCTGAACAATCGCCTCTTGATTCTTTCCGGCCTGGAAATTTCGGCGAACATGCAGTCTCAGCGTATCGCCAATGACCGGGTTTTCCGCCGTACAGCTTACCGTATAAGAGCCGCTGACAGTGCCGAATGGCGCGTAGTTAAAAATGCCGTTCTTAACCCACCACTTGTTGCCATCAAATTCGGCGAGCTTGTTGATGATGAAACTGATCGGGGTATTATCGGCGAGCTTGACCCAGTCTTGCTCGACCTTCTTTCCAGCCATCAGCGCACTACCGATCGCGGAAACACCGAGACCGCCTTTGGCAGCCAACTGCTCTACAATTTGCGAGCCAGTCTGGTTCTGCCATTTCTGGCTCACCTTTTGCTGGTGAAGCTGACCGGATTCATCGCGCCCGGTCACGGTGATAGTGCCGCCGACGAAATCGACATTGACGACATCGATCTCGCCGCTGACCAGCATACCTGCGCCAGCCACCGACTCGACAAAGATAGAAGCGCCGGCTCCATCAAATCCATCGGAGGCCATGGCGAGCGCGCCAGGTTCACCCTTCGCAATCGTGACGCTGAAATGCGATGACTTGCGATTGCAATTCTGGGTGACCATGCCGTGCTGGATTAGAAAGGACCCGGCCGACGTATTGAGAAATGCGCTATGAGGAGCCGCACCTGTACTGATTGCCACGGCCTACCTCTTAGAAAGTTACAACCTCATCCCACTGGACATCGACCGAGAGCACCCAGGTGCCGGTCGCCGGCACGGTAGCCTCGATGACCAGACCTTCGTTCTGGGCGAGAACGACCGGGAAGTCGTCGGCGGCATCGCGCTGATAGAGCACAGTCGGCGCAACAATCTGCGCGCCGGCAGTTGCTACGACTCCGGCCGTCAGGTTGCGCAGCGGCTGCGCGTCCAAGGTCCAGGTCCCGGCCGAAAGAGCGCCAGTCGCAGCAATGCGCAGGTCGGCGAGATTGTTGGTCCCGAAAGTGGTGCGCAGTTTGCCGTTATTGCCGGTCAAGGTTGCGGCGGTGCCGCTAGATGCGTTGATGGTATAGGCGCGGGCAGCAAAAAGCTGGAAATTTGCTACGCCGGCAGTAAATGCGGTGCCGGCATTGGCAGCCGAAATGTTGATCTTGCGGACCAGGGCGAAGTTGACACCGCCATAGCGCAGCGCCCAGACCGGCGAGTTGGCAGCCAAGCCAGCCGCTATCGTGCCGGATACCATGCCCATACGGTAGGCGCCGGTCACCGCCGCGTATTGCGTCACCGGCACGGAAAGACCAGGCGCAGCAGGGCCGACCGCAGGCATTCCCGCAGCCGTCAACTTCACCAGGCCGCGGAGATAGTCGTGGATCGTGCCATTGACATCGGAGACGACCGCCGCGCCAGTGGTCTGACCGAGAATTTCCCCCTGCGAGGCGTCGATCAGCGTCACCACCTGGTTATATGGCCCAGCCCCGGTGCCGCTCTGATCGTTCATGCTGACGCCATTCGGAATCCTAACCCCGAGGCCGTCGACGGCATTGCGCGGCGACAAGAGCAGCGTACCCATGTGAAATCCTTAGAGACCGATCAGGTTGCGGAAATCTTGCAAGTCAATGAATGACAGCTTGTAGTCAGATGAAGGCTCGGTTGATTCCGCCGTTGCGCCGCCTGGCACCACCAGCAACAGGCCGGCTTGCGCACCAGTAGGGAACACTGGCGGAATTTTGACCTCGACCTCGCCCGTGAGCCACGGATCGATCATGCCGTTGAGCTGCGCAATTGCAGCCCACTGCAACGGATCGTTATCTTGCATCATGGCGACGTGAAACAACGTCGTGCCTGAGTACCGCACCTTCTTCGCCGGAACGGTGGCGGCGACATAGGGGGTGGTGGCCATGGTTACAGCAATTGATCGAGATTGATGTTGGAACGGCCGACGTAGCCCGCCATATTGGCCAGCGTGTTCTGGTCGGTCGCGCTTTCGACGATGCCGGCGAACTCGTTGACGATGTCCACTGGATCGGTCGGGTCGCCAAAGCTATCGAGCTTGCCGGCCGCATTGGTCAACGCGGTATCGATGTCGCTCAGGAGCTGCGCACAATTGAGCTGCAATGCCAGAATCGTCGGCGCACTGGCGTTGGCCAATGTGCCAGCAGCGGTGAGCTGCTTCTGGAGATTCGCCAGCTCAGTGCCGATGTTCGACGGAATGCTCATAGCAGGGACGCCGCAAAAGCCAGATCGCCGCCAATCAAGGTATCGATGGTGTTGGCAACCGCCGTCACGATCCCGAGAGCAGGGTTCTGAAAGACGGTGCATACGATCTGGTATTCGACCCAGACAAAGCGGCGAACGTGATAGGTGAAATGCTTGATGATCACCTGGCGGAACTGACCACCCCAAATCAAAGGAATGACCTGTCCAGCGGCGCGCATGGCATCTAGCTTCAGGGCATTCTGGTAGGCGTCATCACCGTAGAAATGGCCATGCCACTTCACGTCATCCTCGTCAGGGCCGAGAATGTCGATGACGCGGGAGCCGCCTGGCAGCTTATGCACTACCATGGCCTGCTTGCCGCCGCCCATCATCGAGTCGGGCGTGGAGTAGTTATCGAAAGAGATTCCGCCGAGGGTCAGGACATCATCGGACATTGCCTAACCTCTTGAATTTCCTCTGGTGCTGCCTAAATAAGCAACATGAAACGTCTACTGACGGCGGTGTTGGTTGCCATATCCACGACCGCTCTGGCTCATGCCAGTCCGCTCGGGCTATGCACTGCAAGGGGCGGGGAGGCTATCTTTGCGCGCCCAGGCGGCCATGTCCGTGCGGCATTGGATAATGATCAGCAAGTCAGGATCGACAACATTTACGGACGCCGCTGGGTGTTCATCAACGCCATCATCGGCGAGCCGGGACCCGATGCACCGGTTGTCAGCGGATGGGTATTGCGAGATGACCTGAATTGCACTGGCGGCGACAATTTCCCGCCACCGTACCGTATGCCACCTATGAATGAGCAAACAGGCGGTAATCCGAAAGCGCGTTAATCTTTCTCTTTCTCGCCTCGCCTAAAATCATAGGCACCGAGCGATTGGTTTACCCGCCAATGGCCGCCCTGGTCACCGCCGAGACCTGTAAACTTTCCGGTCTTTGGATCGGCTGATTCAACGATGGTAACGTGCGATCCTGTATGTCCGGTGGCCGGCCCTCTGCGGATCGCTATGTCTCCAGGTTGCGGCGTGCCCTCGACAGGACTTCCCCACTTGCGCCAGTTGCTCGCTACTGCCGCTCCTGATGGCGGAGTGCCGCCAGAAGCCTTAACGACGGCGGCGGCAAATTCACCGCACCAATTGCCGTTGCGCGGATAGCCGTGTTTACGCATGAAGTCGAACACAGCGGGAGCACCGCCGCTCTTTGCTACGTCCTCAGCCTTCTCAAGGATGTGGGACGGGACACCACTGGCACCTTTCGCCACGGCGGGACCAAAGCGCCCGACGCCGGCAGGATGTTCCGGACCAAGGCGAGTGACGCCGACAGGTTTCTTGCTACCCTCGATGCTTTCCGCGCCCGCACCGGGTAGGCGTGGCAGTGGACCCCTATGGGCATCCTCGTCAAAGAGAATATCGCCGCCCTGAGCATTCATGTTGTAGTGCGGTGTACCCTTGGCAATCTGGTGAGCAGCTACAGTGCTTGATGCGTTGCCGCTCATACCTCGGGCGTAGTTACTGCCGGCCATGACGGGAGCAACAATATCCCTTTTGAATTGCTCGACTTCTTCCGGGGTAGGCTCCTTGCTTGGAGCGTAGGTGCCACCGCCTGGAGCGCCATGACCAGCGTAATATCCTTGTTTACTCTCGCTTACTGAGAGCAGGACATGCTGTAGTGACTGACCGCGCTTGGTAGCGCGATTGAAGGCCGTCTCAAGCTGCGCCATGCGCGCTTCTTTCGTGGCTCTACCCATCACCTCGCCACGGACCATCCAGGCCATCTTCTTATACAGCTCTGGATGCTTTTCCAGTTCCTCTTTGAACCGACTACGATCAATACCGCCAACTATACTGGCGTTCTTGACGTCATCGGTCGTGTAGTGCGGCAGCTTCTCCGTATCGTGACCCTTGACGGCCTTTTGCACGTCATCAACGGAGAACTTCGGCGGAGCAACTGCCCTGTCCTTACCGAGCGGTATCCGTCCTGGGCGGAACTCTGGTTGACGATGATCATCTGCTGGATGCTCACCAAGCGCCTTGATGTCATCGGTGGTGATGTGTTTCGGCTTTGCGTGAGGAGCTTCCGCATCACGCGGCGGCTCCGGCGTCTCGTGCGGAGTGTCGGTTACCGTATGATGCTGCTGCACGTCATGCGGGGAATCGGTCTCCACCACATGCGGAGCCGTGTTCACCGATTCATGCGGCCGGCCTGGACCATAAGTGCCAGTGTGGATGTCGCCCGATCTGCCGGTATGCGGAGTGACCTTTGGTTCGGTCTTACCTGTCGCCGGAACAGACGCATCGTAATGCGCAGGAGCGCTACCGTCACCACCAAGCGATCCCGATGCCGACGATCCCGGAATAGACAGCGGATCATCTGCTGGAGCCATAGCGTCGACTGGCACCGCATCCTCATAGCCGAAAATCACAACGCCGACTGGAATGCCATCAACCGTGATCGGAGCTACGGAATACATGATCTATTCCTTACCCCGCAGCGATGCCTCCGTTGGCATCGTAGTACGATGCGTCGTTAGACGATGGTCCGTTCGGCGAGTTCTCGTAGATGTCAGCCAGCTTCGAGGCGATAGTCTGAGCGAGCTGCGTGCCGTCGATGTTCAATTGCGCAGCAAGCGTGATCGGCTTCGGATTCTCTTTTGACGGGATGACGTTGTAGGACTGCTTCTGCGGCAATGTCGTCGTATTCGATTGCAGCGCCTTGCTAATGTCGTCGATCGAGTAGTGATCTGGCGCCTGCGACCCAAACGGCCAACTTGGCAAGTGATTGGTTATGAAGCCACCAGCCTTTTTGGCTGCGTCGGTCACGCTCTGCGGCAGGTGATCAGCTACGACGCCACCAACCTTTCTGGCGTCGTCAATGGTGCTCATGGGGTTCAGGAGATGCCCAGCAGCCGTCCCAATCGCCGTCTTTGCCCACCCTGGCATTATGGAGTCCAGCTTCGTGATGGCAGCGGAGATTGCGTTCACATCCTTGTCAAACGACTCCAGCATTTTGACAACTACAGGCAGCGCCTTATCACCGAGATCGATCAACACCCCTTCCAATTTCAGCCATTCTTGCTGAAATTTGGCACTCGGATCGAATTTGAGCGCCTGGTTCATGTAGTTCGCCGGATTGAAAGCCTTCTGGCCAGCGTCAATGCCCTCCATTTGCGAGAACAGCTTTGGGTCGGACAAAAGCGTGACAGCTCGCTCACCCTGCGAACCAAACAATTTGTGCATCACGTCGGGCAAAGTTGGCCCGTATTTATTTTTCAGCTCAGGCATCCGATCATGGATGATCTTCAGCATCTTCATTTCATCGGGATGACCGTTCGTATTCCACGTCGGGTTTCCATCCGAATCTATCAGACCGAAATTGCCAAGTAGCTCCTGGTGTATCTTTTCCTCTTTATCCGAATGCGTACCAGGAGCATAAGGCATCGCGCGCAGCGCCATGTTCGCCAGCCAAGTGCCCGACTTCGTGTTCGAGATACCGGCTCGCTCCATCATGATCTGCAACACCATATCCTGCATGGGATCAATACCCATAGAGGTGGCGACTGGCAGATGGTAGCCGGATGCCCGCAGAATTTGCTCGGGTGTTTCGCTTACCTTGGTCGAAAGATAGCTCAATCCCGGATACAATTTAGCAAGCTCGTCCGGGTTATACTCCTTCATTTGGTGAGCGAATTTGATGAACGCCTCGGTGTTTTGCTCCAAGGTCGTATGCGGCTTCATGCGCGTTTCCGCAGCCGCAGCAGATAGCAGGCTCGGCAGATTTCTCAGTCGAGCTTCAATGGAATATGGCTTGCCCTGATCGTCAACGCCACCGCCCAGCCGGATTTCCTGGGTAGCCGCTCTGGCAACCTCGTTATACGGCATCAAGTTCTTGACGGACTGCTCCATGACCAGCCGGCGAAACATCGCCATCCGCGAGGTCATTTCCTCGTCCGTAGGCACCTTCCCATCAGCGCCGATATACATGGCGTTGAACGCTTCGTGCATAATCTGGGAATCTTCGTAGAGACCCCATCCACCAGCCGCGCCGGCCGCCAACATCGCATTTCCGGCAAGGCCGCCGCCCAGCATGCCAGGTCCGAGGTAGCTATTGCCGAACGGCGTGGGAACCTTGATATGCTGATTGAGACCAGCAACACCGCCGTGACCGCCACCGCCCGCCCCAAAGATTTGCTGGGCAAGATTTTGCCTGCGCGGGCCGGGCAAGTTTGGCAGCCCGATCTTGCTGGCAAGACCTTCAGCCGCGCCGGCACCAACAGCCGAATCAGCGGCCCGAGCAGATGCGGCAACGCGATCCCATGCAGCGGCCAGCTCGTTCGTCTGCTTGATCTGGCTTTGAACGCCAGTATCCATCTTGGTGAAAGTAGTGCCGATTTTATCAAACGCAGCCTGCGCCTGATCGACAACAGCCTTCAACTGATCGGATATTTTCTTGAGCGATTCGGAGATTTTTCCAAGCGTGACAGATGCTTGATCTTCGAGCTTAAAGATCGCAGCAATTTCGAGCGCGCTAATGGGCATCGGGGCGCGCTCCTGTCAATAGCTCTGCGGCATCGGCTGCCAGACGTTCTTCAACGAAGGGGAGGCTTTCGATCATCGCCGTGGAAAGGAAGGGACGCGGCGGCATGCGGCTCGTGCCCATTTCCTGGAACACGGCAACGGGGTCGGTGGAGCCGACCTCTAGGGTAAGAGCGACGATCTCGTCCAATGCAGGAGCAACGATGGAGTCGAGTAGGGTACCTTCGCGCAGCAGTGGCGAGGGTGTAGGGTAGCCTCGCTTTTCCTTGTCATCGATCGTTTCGTCGGAGAGCGGAGGCCAGTCATCCTGCTCATTGCCGATCTTGTCTTTGGCCGTCTTGGCGACCAGTTCGCCGAACGCGAACAGGGTCTCCCGCAGCTTCATCTCGCAGGCTGCTGCTGACCGAGACATCATCTCGGCGGCCTCATCGAGGGTCATAGCCATTTTACTTCCCCTCGACAAACTGCCCCTTCACCCAGTCAAATTCACGCCCTTCGAGTTCACCGAACATGACCAGGATAGCGACCCTGCGATCGTTCGACATCGCGAACGCGGTATCCCATGGGACCCCGTACTTTACGAGCAATAGGCATTCCCGTAGTGCGGGGTCCTTGGTTAGTTTTTTATGTTGCCCAGATCAGCCGTCTCGCCGACAGTGAAGTCCTTGTACGCAGTAGCGACGGCTTCAATGCCCTCATCGCCAAGCGTGGACACCATGGCTTCGATCTGGCGCTTGTTGTTCGGGAAGGGTTCCTTGACGCCGTCGATGTCAGTGACGCACGCAGCGACCATGGCATAAGACACGTACTGCATGTTGTCCGACAGCGTACCGCCGAGCATTTCAAAGATACGCATGCGGTCGAGAGCGTTCAGCTTCCGCACCGTGATCGTGCGGCCACGGGTATCGGTAACAGTCGATGTTATCGCTTCAGTCATGTTTGCCTCCTTGAGCTAAGCGATTATGCGATGGCGATCTTCTCGCTGGCGTAAGCCTCCACGCGCAAGCTCACGGTACGCTCACGGGTGATGTTGCCGTGGTCGTCCAGGTAGATCACGCAGTTGGTATACTGGAAGCGGGAGATGGTGCCATCGGCATTCTGAATGGTCTCGTTCAGATAACCGGGCTTGTAAATCTTGTCGGCGTTGAAGTTCGCCTCCAAAGTCGCCATCAAATCTTCAAGCGTCGAGGTGGCGCGAGTGATGGTGAAGGTGATATGGTAACCATCGGGGATGTAGCCATACCGGGGCGGCGCATTGTACGGCATCGACTTGATGAGATGCTTCATCGCCTTGATGTCGACGTGCTGCACATCACCGAGGTTGATGATCGAGTTGGTGTTGGCGTCGTAGTAGGACAGCGTATAGTCCATACCTACGGTCATGCCGTTCACGGGCATCGCAATAACTCCAAATTGAAATCGTGATGAAAAAGCGGCGCGCTCATACGCGCCGCGTCAGTGACTGGAATTACCCGGCAACGCCGTTAAAGTTGACCGGAGGGTTGTTCTGGACGCTGACCGTCACATCACCACCACCCTGGAACTTGACGACGAAATAACGCACGACGTTCAGATACCGAACCTGCCAATACAGGAACAGGTAACCAAGGGCCTGGAGGTTCGCCGGGTTGTTGGTGAGATCACACTGCACCAGCCACGGCTTGTCGATCATGCCCTGGCCATTGATGCCGAGACCAACCTGCGGCGAAGCGAGCTGCGCCGAGAGACCATCGAACAGGGACTTGGCGTCCGCGCGGGTCTGATCGTTGGGCTGGATCGACTGCAACCGGCCAATGAACGAACCGGCTGCCTTGCTTTGCGCCGTCCGCATGAGGAAGTTGGTCATGCGGGTGTATTCGATGCCGTTTGCCCCGGTGTTCGAGCTGGCGTTGCGGCCAGTGGCGAACGAGTAGTAGAAGCCGCCAGGCGACTGGGTGGCCGGGAG